GACTTTGGCCAGCTCGAGCTGCACCCGCTCAAAGCCGGCGTTCAGTAAATCGAAAGCGAACGGCGCCGTGTCGGTGATGACGTCGCCACCCGCGACTTCGGAGTCGTTCAGGATGGTGCGCATGCGGATGAGCACGTCTTCGGCGGTGTTGTAAGCTGAGGAAGCTAAGACTGGCATGTTAGGATTTGCCCATGAAGCGCGCTGAGATCATCGCAGGCTTCCACAAGGTCTATCAGGCGAACCTGGCCAAAGAGACGGCACGCGTCGGCGCCATCACTGGAACGGGAATTTCCATGGATAAATTGAAAGAGATTTTCAACCAGTCGGTCGCCGATTATGTCGAAGAGATACTCCGGAAGACTTAAGAAAATCTTAAGTGCGCGCCGGTTTGCCGGTACCGGCTGCGACCGGCTCCGCGTAGCGCTCGGGATACATCTTCTGCGCCCGCTGTTTCGGCGGCATTTTCATTAGCTCTGCGATGCCTTCATCGAGCCATCCTGCGCAGTGCGAGCAGGAGAGAACGTTTTCTTTGATCTTCGCCCCACAGCCCGGACAATCTACCAGTTGCTGCGGCACGTAGCACCACGGCCGCTCCTGGCCCAATCTCGCACACGATCGGCGGTGGGTCTCGTTGATGTTCTGCTGCTCCACCGGGCGCGCCCACATGCGATCGCCTTCGGCCACCATGCGCTGATCTTCCAGAGTGAGGTTCTTTTTCGCTCTGAGAATTTCTGCTTTCCCGACCAGCTTGCGGCACTCGGCCTCAAACTCTTCGCGGAGCTCCTGCACTTTCGCAGACAGTTCCGCCTTCCGTGCCGCCACGCTTTCCGGCTCGATATTGACGGCCACGACCGCGCCGGATTTGCCGTCCTTGCGCATCTTCACGTCGGGCGGGTTCTCATTCAGGAAGTCGATTTCGTCTTCCATAGCCTTAAGTAGTTCGCGCGGCAGGTCAGGCTCGGCTTCGCAGAGGAGAATCCCCCACTTCTCTTTGGTGCCCGGAGATCCCGGTCCGGTCGAGGCCGCGTCCGAGCGCAAGCCCACAATGTCGTGCGCCAGGGGTGAGGCTTTCAGCCAGTGCCGGATCCTGCGGTTGTCGCCGATGTCCTGAATCTCCGCCGTGGGATAGACGACCAGGACGGTGAACTCTTCGTTGGCTTTTTTCGCCGGCACAATCCAGGTTCCGGACAGGCCGTTCGAATGCGGTTGCTCTTGATCGCTGACGTTGATGATGATTCGCGCTTGGCTCATGGTTCCCAGCCTCCTTTAAGGCTCGTTGGTTTCTAGTACGGTGACAAATTCTTCCCCCGCAAACGGCCGCAGACCGTCTTTCAACATGTCCTTGGTCCGCCGCAGGAGTCCTTCTTCTTTTCTGGCTTCTCGCTGTTCAATGGCGGCGCGGCGCTGCTGGAAAGTGAACTTCTCCCGCCCCGCCCGGATCATGGCCACAATCTCCGCTACCACCTCGCCCACCAACGGGATCGGATCGCCGTGGCTGGTGCCATCGTGGGTCAGGGGATAGCACAGTTCGTATTCGCCGCGTTCGGGATAGGGTCCGGAGGTGTCGAGGGTCATGCCTTCGAGAACTTCCTCGCCCAGCTTCTTCCACTCTTCCGGAGAGCCGTACTCTTCCGCCGGCCGCCACATTTCTAGATGCCAGCAGTTGCCCGGCAAATATTTCGGAACGAGGCGGGTCTCGATCACCGAGCGCTTGAGCTTGGTGAAATGCCGCACCTCGGAGTAGCCGGTAAGCTTGTCGGTCAGCGTGGCCGCAAACTGCTCAAACTCCTGCCACTCGCCGGTGATGGGGACAATGCGATCGTAGCCCCATACGCAGCGGAACATGGGCTCGCCGTAGGGATTCGTGCCGCCGGCGAGCTCGAGTTCACGAGCGACGTGGGCCGGGCACTTGAAGTGCTCGACCGCTTCTGCGGACGACTTCACCTAGCGGCCCGCGAGCTTGTCGGCCAGCTGCTCGTCGAGTTTGGCCTGCGCTTCGGCCGCGTCCTTGGCTCGGGCGGCGAGAACGCGATCGACGCCGAACGTCGCCACGTCTTCCTTGGCTTCAGCTTCGGCGATGCCTTTCGCGACCAGGTAGGCGACGGCTTCGTCCGCCGGCGCGAGTGTGACCACAGGTGCGCTGGTCGGCTCATCGATAGTCAGAGCGGTCTGCACCTGCACCCCGCCCGACTCTGTCCGCTGCAGCGAGATCACTTTGGCGTTAAGTTTTGCGTTAGCCGAAGCGATCGGGTTCGGCCCGTCGCCTTCGACGACAGAGGTGAGGATGTGGGTGCCGTTCTGGTCTACTTCTTTGGTGGTGACGTGCATGAGAGTTCTCCTAAGAAAAGTGTGGTGGTGTAATTCCCCACGTACACCACCGAAAACGTGTTGGAGGCTGAGGGTTCGCAGCCGGGAAAGTTAACCTCAGTATCCGCCGACTGGCAGAGCCAGGCCGTCGAAGAAGAACCCAAAACGCGGGCAGTCCATGAACACGTTGAACACGGTGTCGAAGTACGAGATGTACCCCGCCAAGAGTCCGCCTGACTGTCCGTAGAGCTGGAACACGGTCTGACCGCCTTCCTCGAACAGATCGACTTCCTTGGTCACGCCCCGGCCCCAATGTTTGAGAGCTAGAACGTCGATCCGCTGGATCGTCGCGTGGATGGAGGTCTTGATGGGCAATCCACCAAACGTCTTCGGCGGACGCCGCTTCAGCATGTCCTGAGAAGCGTCGCCCGCGATTTGCGCCTGGATGTTGGTCGTCACCGTGATGCCGACGTTCTCCCAAGCCGCCTCCTGGTCCACGTTCATGAACGCGACCAACGGCTCGTCGAAGTCTACGCCCAGCACGCGCCGCAGCTTGTTTTCGCCTAGGCGACGCAGCGCCGGAGTGATGGTCGCTCCGCCGGCCGCGACGTGCGGAGTCTTTAGCACTTCCGGATAGGTGGAACGGGCCATGTTGTTCCACGATCCCGAGGCCGAGTCCACGTGGTTATAAAGCAAGCCTTCGAGCGACACCGGGTTGGCGCCGCCCGCGCCTTGCGAGATGTTGATCACCAGCGCATCGCCGACGATGGTGCCTGCCGGCAGGGCGTTCAGGGTGATGGTCTTCAAGAGCGGGTCGACCTGCGTGACGGTGGCAAGGCCGCGCGCCGCGGACGCCAGGCCCGTGGGATAGACCTGCACATCCTGGTTGAAGTAGAAGATGTTCGGGTTGGTGACGCCGATCGTGGCGCCAGAGATCGAAGTGATCGCGTCCAGCTGACCGTTACCCGGGGTCTGATAGACGCAGTCGAGAAACCGCTTGAACATCTTCATGGCTTCCGCGACTTCGCGGACGGCCACGTCTTCGACCGCCTTGTCGTTGCCCTTGGTGGCGTATTCGGCGAGTTTCGAGACTTCAAAGGCCCAGCGGAACTGGAGCGTGGACAAGGTCCCCACGTCCCAGGTCGAGCCCGAGCCGCGTCCCATGTCGTCGAAGTCGGCCGTGCCTTGCGAGCCTTTTCCGCCTGGACGGACGAGCATTGGCAAGCGGATGTTTCGGGTGGAGGCGTCGATCACGTCGCCCCGTTTGTCGATCATGTCGAGCAGGACGTGTTCCTGCTCATAGGCAGTGGGAACGTTCTTGCGAACTTTCTCCAACTGCAGCGCTACCGATTGCAGATTAGTAGGAGGTGCCATAGATGTCCCTTCGGGTTCTCAGAATTTGTGATTGCGCTTCGTCGACGAGAACTCGGGGGAACGGGGCCCGGTGGGAACTGCGTTCGCTTCGCTCGTGCTCAAAAACTTATGCGGACAGATGCTTGCCGGCCAAGACTTCCTGGGTGGTAAAAGGACGGCCGTCTTCCCTATACCAGCGCCCGCCCACCTGACGTGGGCCTTTGGGCGTAGATTTCGCGTCGCCGGCTTTCGGGGTTACCTTGGCTGTCGTGCCAGCGCGGCGTTGCGCAGCCTCCCGATTGTTTTGCACCATCGCGGGCGTTTCCACCCGCAGAACTTCTCTTACCATCTTGTTCAAAAGCCACTGCTGCGACCAGGCGGCGCGCTGCAGTTTTAAGGTCTCGTCCAGATTGCGGCCGTCGTAAGCGGGACGCAGCTTGCGCATGAACGACGGGCTCTTGCCCAGCAACTTTTCCATCCGGCCACGAATGTCGTCCGCGATGCGCGCCCGCTTCTCGGGCGTGATCCCTGGCACTTTCTCTAAGCGCTTCATGGCGGGGTGGTTCTGAATAACGTCGAGCTGCAGCTTGCGCGATTGCGCAATGAAAGTATTGTGGAAGCGTTGGCCGTCTTGCTGCGAGCGTTCGTGCTTTTCGCGGTCGAGCGCTTTGCGATCTTGCGCCAGCCGTTCTTCTTCCGCGCTGGGCCGGGCTTTCTCGCGGGTGAAGCCTTGCGCCCAGCCGAGGAGCTTTTCCAGGTCGCCGGCCAGCTGTTTCTGGTCGTTCGATTTCGCGACATCAATCAGTCCCGCGATGTACTCGGGAATGCCGCGTTGGGCGAGGGTGGCGCCCACGATATTGCCCATGACTTCGTTGTAGCTGTCGCGGTCGAGGCGGGCCCACTCTTTCGGCAAGTTGCGGAATAAGGCGACCGTCGCCTGGCGATCGTCCTGGAACATATTGTTCAGCAGGGTCGCGTGGCCGGCGTAGTTGCCGTCGCGATCTTTGGTGTAGAAGTGCTGGTCCAGTTGATCGACTTCGGCCTGGTCATCGAGCAGCTGCTGCACATCCGACAGCCCATTCGGAAAATGGTCCCGCATCTGCCGCGCTTCGGCGACGGTGGGGAAGACTTCGCGCAGCGCGGCTTCGCGGCGGAAGGTGGCCTCGATCTGCTCCTGCAGCTTGGGATATTTCTGGAAGACCTGAGTGAGCTCCGGGGCTTGTTTGACGATCGAGCGCAGGCGGGCCGAGACCGCGCCTTTGAACTCGGCGAGCTCGGGTTCCTCTTTGGTCTCGGGTGGCTCGGTGGTGGTCTCGGTCTTCGCCGCGTCAATGGTTTCTGTAGTCGGTTCCTCGGTGGTTTCCTCGCCACCGTATCCGAGATCGGCTGCACCACCAGACTCGCCGCCAGTTGTGGTCTCTGCACCTGCCCCGCTATCGGTGATCGCCGGTGCGCCGGCGGCAAAGAACAGCGTGCCTGCGAATAGGAAATGCTGAACTACCCAATGAAGGAAGAATTTCATGCTGGGACTCCTGGTGTAGCGCCTTGCGGCGATGGAATGGTGGGACTAGGGTGTCCGGGTACAGCGGCCGGCTTCGCGGCTTTCTTGGCCTGCTCGAGTAAAGCCTGTTGCACGAAGGCCTGCGCGTCGACGTGGATGCCCATCTGGGCCAAGGCCTGGATCTGCGCCTCGGGCGGCAAATCTTTGAAGTTGGCGGTGAAGGTTTCGCTCAACGGTTTGGTTGGCGGCTCCGGCGGCTTGATGGCCTGGCTGTGCTTTTTCCAGTGCTCTTTCACCGCCAGATAACCCATGGGGTTTTCCCGCTTCATCTTCTGGCCGATGTCGGAGTTCATCCACCATAGGCAGCACCTGGCTTCCGTCGGATTGTCGTCGGTTTCGGGATCGACTTCGACCAGGGGCGCGATGCCTTCGAGCAGCTCGTCGCCTTCAGGCATCTCGGTCAGCTCGCCGATCTCGCGCAGCTGTTTGTGCCAGGCGTCGATATTGGGAATCTTCAGATCGGGAATGCCCAGCATTTTGGAGAACAGCTCGGCGTTGCCCGGTTCCTTGATGAGCTCCGCCCCAAAAGCCGAATCCATGACTTGCATCATGGTGGCGCGTTGCTGGTTCCACAGCTCGGGGAAGTTCTCGTCGCCCTCGGGGTAGGCTTCGGCTTCGCCCTCGAGCGCGGTGACGTCGACTGACTCGGATTCAAAATCGCCCGACGGTCCAAGCACGGGAATTTTCACCGTGCCATCGGTGTGGGCTTCGAAAGCGCGGCAGGAAAGGGTCATCAGGTCGGCGTGGAATTGTTTGATGGGCACGTAGAAGACGCCCATGCGTCCCATAGCCTGGTCGCGCTGCATCGACTGCTGGCCCAGGGTTTCCGGCTGCTCGCCGGCCTGCGCCGAGCCGGTGAGCGCGGGATAGGTGCCGGAGACCATGTCGGCAATCGGGCCGAACATATCCATCATGTGCTTCTGCATGTCGGGCGACACCGAATCGGCCCGCACTTGCATGATCTTCTGGCGCAAATCCTGGCCTGCCTGCAGCGCCACTTCCACCTCGAGTCCCGGCGCCGCGCGCTGATCGTCATCCGCTTCGGAGGAGAACGTATCCGCCGCTCGATAGGTGATGGGGATGCCGTACTCGTAGGTCTCGGCGGAAATATTCGAGAAGGTGTTGACCCGGTCCTGGATGGAAAGCATGGCGGTGCCGATGCCGTTGCGGTGCTGACCGCGTCCCGGCATCAGGTGCCGCGCCACGATCGCATCGTCCATCGACTGTGCTTCGGAAACTAGGTACGTCGTCCCGCCGAACTCCACCCGCACCCCGCGCGGGAACATCTCGAGAAGCTCTTTGCGGTGCGCTTTGTCCTTGCACATCCAGAAAGAGGTTGGCCGGAACCAGATCGAGGCCCAGGTTACGAGATTCGCCTGCTTGGCTCCAGTCTGAGTTAGGAGTTTCGTGTTTTCCGCGACCGACAAGCGGGCGTTGCGTTCGAACACGTCGTCGGCCCCGAAAGTCAGGCCTGGCCTGATCTCTTCAGCCTTGTCCTGATAGGCCGCGCGCAGGGTCGAGTAGTGGATCTCTTTTTCAATGGCGAAGTAGTGCCACTCGCTCTGCTCGTTGGTGTGCTGCGGGCGCTTGCAGTTGAGCGCCCCGAAAATCGAAACCACCTGCCGCCCTTTGGGGATCTCCGCCGTCCCGCCGTCTTCGGGCACGGGAATGGATTCTTCTTCGCTGATGTCGTCCTGAGTCAGCGCGGTTCCGCACTGCGGGCAGGGAACCGGCGGCTCGGCTTCCGCGGCCGGCGCTTCCCAGCCGCATTCCGGACAGTGAATGGTCGACTCCATCTCTTCCTGCCCTTGGGAGAGCAGATTGACGGAGTCGATGCCGTATTTTTCGCCGTTGGCCACGTAGCGCGTCCAGCCCGCGATGAAGCCGCCGGTCCAGGCGTGATAGCCTTCGTCCTGCATGAGCAGCTGCGGCGGGTTCCAACGCTGAATCAAACGCGCGAGCTTCGTCCGCCCGGCGGCGGTCTCGATGTCTTTCTCCTCGTCGGCGTCGTCGGGGAAGAAACGGTAGCGCGGCACCGCTCCCGCGAGCGCTCCGATCACGGTCAAGCCGCGGGCCTGGTAGATGTTGGTCACAAACTCGAAGCGCGGCATGTCGTCGATGTTCAGGTCGCCGTAGTTCACCGTCTGCGCTTGGGTGGGCAGCGACCACTGTTTGTCCTGGTTACTCCACCAGATGTACTGCCGGCCGCCCCAGTAGAATTCCGCCTGCTTGACGTCTTTGACTTCGATGAGGCGCGGATAGCGGTCTTCGCCCGAGCACTCGAGGTAGAGATCGAGCAGGGCCTTCTGCAGATCTTCGCGTCCCTCGAGCGGGTCGTTACTCTCGGAATCGGACTCGGAGCCGTCTTGCTCTTCCGCTTGATCTTCTTCGGCGGCTTCGGGCTGGTCGAGCAGGTTGGGTTCGTTCTCGTTCATTCGCTGGCGGTATCAGTGTGGGGAGCCGGCTGAATCTCGAGAGCCAGGCCGCCCACGTGTTCAAAGAGTGTCACTGCTTGGCAGTTCATGATCGTTTTGCAGACGGGGCATGAGTCGTCGCGAAAATTCTTCAGCGACAGGATTCCGCAGGCGCCGCACGAATAGAACGTGACCGATTGCATCCTACTTTTTCCGCCGCGGCAATAAGGGCCGCCAGTGCCGTTTCGCCATGCGCGCGAAGTTCGCTTCCTGCCCGAGCGTCCCGCCGGCGTGGGCTTTCTCCTGGGCGTATTCCTGCACGCCTTTGCCGGCGGCTTTGGCTTTGCGGGTGAAGAGGCCGCGATGGCTGGCTTTAATGTGCATGCCGCTCATTCGTAAACCCCGACTTCCACGCCATCCACGGTTTCTATCCGGTGCGGGAGCGGAAGATGTTCCGTGTCGGACATAGGCTTCACCGCGGCCTTCCTTTGCATGCGTTTTAGTTGGGCGAAGCAGCCGTCGACGAACTCGCGCTCGGCGGCTTTCAGCTGCGCGTTGGTCGCGTACAATCCCATGCGCCCTCGGATCAGGGGGCGGATGCGGTCCGCCATCTGGCGCCGGGCAGCGCGACGGGCTCGCTTGTCTTCTGCGGTCATTTCTTTTTTCGGCGTGGAATCACGTGCTTGCGTTTCGGTAGAGTGCTCTGGGAAGTCGCGGCATCCCACTCCCGGACGGCAGGTTTTCCGCCGAGAGCCCGGATGCCGCTCTTCGTGTGACCCCATCGCTCCTGCGCGAGAGACTCCCAGGGCACGAATCAGAGCACTTCAACTGTGACGTTGAGCAGCTGGGCTTGGGTGTCGGCACCCGTGGTGTGGTTCTGCACGATGTGCAAGCGTGTGGTGAAGCCAGCTCCGCCCGCCAGATTCAGCGATGCGGTGGCGGCGTTCTTGGTGTCGAGTTCCGTCACTAAGTTGGTGGGGGCGGAAGCAATCCCCACCGCGCTCAACGATGAGCCACCGATGATGGAACCAGCCGTGACGCCAGCACCGGATACGGTTGTGGTGAAGGTTTCGCAGAAGCTGCCGTTATAGATCACCGCGGTATAGGCCGCCGTGCCTTGAATGTTGGCGATCTGCACCGGCGAACCTGCCGCATCGCTGCCCGCTCCGTCCCAGTAAATCTGCAGGTTCTCGATGGTCGCGGCGGCGTTGGGCGTGACTGTGTATTTACCGCAGACGCGAATCGTTCTCCCCACCTGGTTCATGAAGCCGGCGGGAATAGCGATCGTGCCCATGGGAACCGGTGTCGCTGAGGCCCACGGACCGGCGGTCGTGGTGAAGGGAAGGCTGGCGGAAAGCACGGCGGGCGAACCAGGGGCAAAAGCGTAGGTGGTGTGGGCGTTGACCACGCCCGTACCCAGCTGGTTGCCGACGCCGGCGAGCTGCAGCGCGATGGGAGAAGTGTTAACCGTCAGCGCCGAGACGATGGCGGCGGATCCACTTTGTCCGTAGGTGGTATTAGCCAGAGCGCAAGCGGGTGTGACGGTTTCAAGCTTGGTCAGGGTGCAAACCGACGACGTCAGCGGCACCTGATAAGCCAGCGGGTAAGAGCCGCCGGCGAGCGAGATGTAAACCGTGTAGCCCACCGCACCGGTCGAAGCCGCCGGCGCCGAAAAACCGATCTGGTTCGTGGATCCACTACCTGCAGTCAAGCCGCTAAAGGTCGCCGAACATGCCCCTTCATTCCCGGCGATATCGACGTAGGCCACACAAACAAAGTAGGTCGAGGCGCCAGTGTAGGTACCGCCGGTGGTATTTGCTCCGTTCAGTCCGAATCCCACGGTGGTCGCGGTGAGCGTCGCCGGGGTTGCCATGAAAGTGGTGGTCGAAGGCCGCGCAATCCAGTATTGAGCTTGGATAGTGCGCAAATCCTCGATGACGTTATTGCTAAAGGGGACAGCGGAGGTGATCATCGCGGTCGTGCCACCCATAGTGGACCAGACGCCGTCGATGACGATGGTTCCACCGCCAATCTGCTGGGCATAGTTGAGGGCCGTCTGCAGACCGAAGGAGCCGTCGATCACCACTGCTGATTGGCCGTGGGTGTTGGCAAAAGTCGCAGTGACCGTGGCGCATTGCATGGATCCGCCGACACCTAGGTTCCCCGCGGGACAGGTTCCTACTGAAACGGCTGTGGGTGTCACCGTTTCCTGCGCGCCCTGGCCGAAATCCACGATGATGGGCGTCAACGTAGAGAAGACTGTCTGGAAGGGAAGGGTGGTGCCATCCTGCAACTGCAATCCGCCGGCGCCTCCGCCCGCGCTGCCGGCGATGATGATGGAAGCTGATCCGGTCGTGCTATTGCCGGAGATGACACGCCCTGACCAGGTAGCAAAGCCAGCCGCGTAGTAAGTGCCGCCCTGGTGGGAAACCGGGGAAGCGTTTTGTGGAATGGGTAACTGCGCAAAACACGCCGCTGCGAAGAGGGTGAGCGCGCCGAGAATGCGAGCGAGTGATTTCATTTTCAAGTCTCCTGATTGCTGATTGCTGAATTGAAGTGCGCGCGGCGTGATCCGCGTGAAACTTTAGTCAAAACTAAACTCCAGGCCCGTAGCCGGTCTCGTTCTCCATCTCCTCACCCGACGAGCCACCGTGGTCTTGCCCTTCGGCTCCGCCCAGGTGTTCGTGGATGTGGGCGGCTATGCCCTCGGCGTCGCCGTGCTCATGGTCATGCTTGGTGTGGGTGCCGTCGTGATGCATGATGTGCACGGTATGGCCTTCGGCGTGGGAGTGGATGTGGATGTGGGGCAGGTGGTGCTGGCCTGAGCCCGCGTCGACGTCGCCGGCGGGCTTGCCCTTGTTGCCTTGCAAGTGGGAGCCGTGGGCCGGATTCATAAAGTGTCGTGCTGCCATAGTAGGTCTCCTGGTTAACCGTTTGTATCGTCGGACGAAAAACGTTTGCCGCGCTTGGCATCGCGCACCGGACTGGCGGAGTCGCGATGTGGACGTCCGTCGCGGCGGTTGTCGAATTCGCCTTTGCCGCCGCGCCGCTTGCGGCGCTCTTTCATGGCCGCCTTCCATTCCGCATCGGTGAACTGGGTGGCGCGAGGCTTGTGGCTGCGCAGAATCGCTTCCAGCTCGCCGCCGCCGCGTGTGGTTTTGGCCATTACTCTTGCTCCTCGCTTTCGCCGTGTTCTTCCGCTTGCGATTCGTTGTGCGCCGATTGAAAGAAGTTGCAGCAGCCTTCGGGTTCGACCTGGCCCTGGACTTCGGGATCCTGCTGCACCCGCGGATCCTGGCACTGGGTGGGCGGTTGAAACTTGGTGCAGTTCTCGCACTCAAAAGGCCCCAACTCGGGATCGGCATAACCGGAAGCCGCGGTGCCGTCTTGCGCAGTGGCTGCTCCGCTAAGTTGCACCAGTGGTTGCGGGCCGCGGAGAGCAGATGTGATGCGGTCCTCAGCCAAGCCGGCGCCCTCCATCCGTAGCTTCTAACATTGCGCGCCGCTGGGCCCAGCTCAAGCCGCGGGTCGAGAGTTGCCGGTCTTTGCGTTCCGCCAGGGGCACGTCCGCCAAGGTCTCAGTAATGTTGCCGGTCTCGTCACGCTTGGTGACGAAGTGCCGCTCCAAATCTTTCACGCGCGCTTCGAGTTCGCTCAGCACCCAGCGCATGAAAAGACGTTTAAGCATTTCAGTTCCCCACACAAATGTAAGCGATCACATCGGTATTCGTGGCCGGTCCGGTAATCGTAAAACTTGACCCCGACACGTAGCTGGTCACCGCGACCAGATTGTTCGTAGCCGTCGTCTGATCGTTCAGAATGCATTTGTAACTCGTGTTTGAACTGAACGCGGGCGAGATGCCGCTGATGCTCACGGTCGACGGCGTACCCGAAACCAACGGGGCCGAGCCGAAAACCACCTGGGTTGCCGGGGTAGCCGTAGCGGAACAAGTTGAAGTGGTCCCGCAAGCCTGCACCAAGGGATGTTTCGTCACCACCATGGTGGCCACGGGCGTGGTCGAGGCCACGGATAGAGGCGCGGTGCCGGTGGCCAGCGTGCTCGAAATCTGCCCGGAAGCTGAAAGTGTGGTGAATGCTCCGGTTGAAGGCGTGGTGCCGCCAATCGGTCCCGCCGAGGGCACGCTGGTTGCGGTCAGAGAAGTAAACGCACCCGTCGACGGCGTGGTCGAGCCGATGGTGCCCGGCGCCGCCCAGGAGAAGCCCAACAGGGTCGTGGCGTTGGCGGGGAAATTCGACTGCTGCGCCCACAGCCAGACCGCCACAAAAACCACGCCGCAGACCACCAGCGCACGCTTCATGCCAGCCTCGTTATCTTGACTGTCGCCCCCACCGCATTCGCCCCCTTGGTCCGTGAGACACGCATAAATTTCCCGCCCGTGGGTGACAGGTCTGAGCGCGCAAACCCGCTCGCCCCTACCGCGATGGTGTAAGCGGCGTTGGTGGGTGTGATGTAGAAGCCGTCGGCATCGGTGTCCGCCTCTTGCACGGCGATGCTTTCTGCCGCTCCCGGAGTCCCGTTGGTGTGGACTTCCACGCACACCATGGGCGGCGCGTTGGTCTCGCTGGGCTGCAGGTCAATGGCAATGGAGGGTTGGATAGCTAAAGCCGAGGCCGCCTCGAAGGCTACGTTGTTATCGTTCACCGGCAGCTGCGTGGCACCTGCGGCCAGCACGCCGAAGACATAGACCGATTCGCCCTTTTGCAGCGCGATCGGAGAAGCGTTGGATTGGACTGGAACTGTGGCGCCGGCGGCGCCGGGATAGTTCGGCATTTAGTTTCCTCCCGTGGGCGGCCGCCAGATGCGGCCTAGTCCGCCGCGGCGTTGGTTGCGTCTGCGCTGTTCTTGGGCCGAGGCCCGGCGATGCAGTTGAGCAACGGTGTTGATGTCGAGTTCTTCCACGTCTTTTCCCATCGTCTCGGCGTAGACCGCGACTTTTCGTTCCGCGACCACGCTCACCGGCAGAACCACGCTGCCGAATTCGTTCTGCAACCCCATGCGGGCAGAGTCCGCGGGATCGTCGCCGATGGTGTCGCCTTCGGCGTAATCGACCTTGAGCACGTTTTCGAGATCGTCTTCATCGCGAATCAGTGTGGGCAAACACTCGATCAGCTTGGGGCAGTTGTCGGCGATCTGCCACATCGGTTGCCCGCCCACTTCCGCTTCGAGGAGCTGCGACATCAGGCGATAGCCCGACATGCGCGATCCTGGTGAGCTGTCGGCGGGATGCGGCTTGGGAATTCCAGCTCCCAAAGCATCGGAGACTAATTGCACGATGGATTTCGGATATTTGGGCGCGGAGCGCGGGCTCAAGCGGCCGGCGTCCCAGGAGAAGGGAAACGACTTCAGCTTCAGGTGTCCCCAGGTGCGAGTGAGGCGCTGGCCCCATTCCTGTTCTCCTACGCGGCGATCCCATAACTCTCCGAAAGTGGTGATGCGGTTGTGCTCGTCTTTCGAGTGCACGTGAAAACAAGCCGGGTGCTCGAATCCCCAATCGCCCGAGATCCAGGTGGTGTGCCAGGACTTGATGCGCTTAACGGCTTCGGCCGCGGGGATGACGTGTTTGGTCTGTTCGAACTGCGGGAACCATTGACCGGTGTAGACGTTCCAATCGCCACGCCCGACCATCCTCGCCATGTCAGGAGGGAGGGTGAGGAGTCGATCATGGTATCCGGTGGTAACGTGCGGATTGTCGCTCGATTTGGCTCGCACCAGGACGAACTGGTCCGCGATCGCCTGGAGTTCGTCCGGAAACTTTTTGTCCACCCAGTACGCTTTGACCCAGGAGTGCCCCACCCCGCCGGGATTAGTGGCGCCGGCAAACTTCGGTCGCTGAATGCCAGGCCAACGCAAGCGGAAGCGGAGCCAGTTGAAGGTGTGAAGCGGATTGAGCGTGAGCTCGTCGACAGCGATGGCCGCGAACTCGGCCGACTTGTACTTCTCGAGCTTGTCCAGGTTGCGCAGCGCGATGGCGCCGCCGCCATATTCGGCGCGCAGCTCGAGGTTGCAGGTTTTGCGGTAAGTAATGCGCCCGAGCCAGGCAGGAACTTCGCGCTCGAGCTTAGAGATCTGGCGATCGTAGAGGTTGGGGTAATCCTCGCAGAACAAGCCAACGACAACATTGCGCAGATGCAGAACCTTCCAGCACCAGACCAGATAGAGAATGAGCCACCAGCGCAGGATGTAGCTCTTGCCGCCGCCGGCTTCGCCCCCGTAGAGGACGAAATCTTTGTCCGCGATCGCTTTAAGAAAATCACGTTGTCGCTCAGTTGGGTTTACCAGCCGTTCCAGACTGATCCGGGGCAGCTGGCATGAGGAGGTCGCCAAAATCTAGATCCATGGCCGCTTCGCGCGTGTCGCCGATGAAGACACCTTGCGCGGGCTTGCCGTCGCGCCGATCGGTGAGATAGCGGCGCGTATCAATGCGCAGTCGTTTATCGCTTGCGCTCAGACCTTCCCACCAGCCGCAGACTTCGCAGTGACAGACGCGGTGCTCGGCGAAAGTCGTACAACGGGCGTCGACCAACTGGATTGCGTCTTTCGGTTTTTCACATTTGCAGCGGCGCTTGCGGTGATCGACGCATACTTCGCATTTGCATTTGCGCGAATGATCCGGTGGCCCGTCCATCGCCAGCACTTCGCTGGCGATGCCTTTATTAGCGCGCTGTTCGATCTTGGGTTTGGGCGGCCGTCCGTTCTTTTTCCCGTTCGCCGCCGCAGACGCGCTCTGATCTCCTCCGCGTTTCCCCATTTCCTGTGGTTTGCTTTCTCCCCTTAAAAAGCAAAAAAAGCTTCGCTTCGGGAGGAATAAGCAAACACCGGAATCGCGGGCGCCCTTCGACTTCGTTCCACCTCAACGATTTGCGCGGCACCGATCAGCTCGAGCCTGCGTCCCTCGCTGCGAATTAACTCTTGCTTTTTCAAGGAGATTTAGCTTTCTGTTTGGTGTCGCGATGCTTTTCCGGATCCGGAAAAGCCCGAAACTGGCTTCAAATGCGACCTAAGTCGTTGATGTTTCTCTTCGGACGATATGAAACACGCGCATTAGGCGGTTTTCCGCTGCGCCTGGCGCCAGAGGGTAGTGCGGCTGGGCCCGCGGCGGGGATCGATCTTCCGTCCCGGCAGCCGGCCTTCCGATCGTGCCAGTGCGAGGCCCGCCTTGGTGCGCTCGGCAATCACGTTACGCTCAAATTCCGCGAAGACGGCCAGCATCCCGAACATGGCCTTGCCCAAGGTGGTAGTGAGATCGAAGCCTTCTTTCAGACTGATGAACGAGACATCCTTCGATTTCAATTCCGCAACCAGGTTGTGCAGGTCCTGGGTGGAGCGGCCGAAGCGATCGAGCTTCCATACCACCACGGCCTCGACATCGCGCAGCCCCTTGTCAACGTCTCGTAGCAACTTCTGCAGCTGCGGCCGGTTCGCATTCTTTCCGGTTTGTCGATCGACATATTCTTCGACGATAGTGTGCCGGTTGTTCTTGGCCCACTCGCGCAAGGGGACCAGCTGCACTTCGGGGTTCTGGTCGCGCCTCTGCTGATCGCTGAGCTGGCCTTTCGGGGGTTTCGAGACTCGGGCGTAGAGCACAGCTTTCATTTACGTCTAGGCGACGATCCGCTCCAGCCGCCGCGAGGCCAGGACCGACTCGATGCACTCCTTGGCGAACTCTTCCGGCGAGCACATTTCTCGCTCATCGAGCTCCGCGCAGTCGGCCGCGGCGATCACGAGCTCGTCGTACAGTTCGTCCGTCAATCGAATCCCGAGATGCTTCACGTTGCTCACGCTTCAGTTCGATGGCGTACAGGGAGAATTCGCCCGACGCGAAATCGTCTGGGCTGCTGCGGTCTTCAAACATGGCTTGGCTCGTTGCTTCGCCAGGAGCTCAAATTCCCGGCCGGCTCGATCGACGATGGTCCCAACTCCGGTTTTCGTTAAATCCGATTTCTCTTTGTCCCGACGCTGACCACAATCTTCGCGGCGCTCCCGTTTCCACAGCTCCAGCCAGAACCCGGAAGCAGAGATCACGTAAGGATTCGAGAATTCGACCTGGAAGTTCATGCCGGCATCGTCCGAACGCGGCCATGGCCGAAACCGTTGGCCACGCCCGGAGGCGCGCCATGGGTCACGGTGATGTGTATGGCCGCGAGCTGAATTCGCTCGAGCGACATGACCGCCTGGCTGTGACAGTGACTGCAGCCGCCGTGCTCATCGAGTGAACCGACGGTCGAGCAGTTGGCGCACTCGAATTGCTCTGGATGGCGCATCAGAGAGGGAGTTCCCCGGATGATCCAGAAGCGCTGAGTTGTGTCGGCAGTACGGCGGCCGCTGGGAGGCTTCGATGCTCCGGGGAAATTTGCAAAAGATCAGTGGGCCAGGATTCTCGCGCCCAGTCCCATTGTTCGCGCGCCGACTCGATCGGCGCGCTCGCCGGCGGCTTGAACTTCACACCAGGCAGCTCGACAGAGGGCAGACGATCGGGCATGGAATAAGAGGCTGGGCGGTTGGGGCGCAGCGCGAGAAAAACGGAAGACGGCGGCAGCATGCGAATCAGCTTCCGCGAGATGCGCTCGCAGATCATGCGCCGGACGAGCTCCTCGGCCGCGTCGTCGGGGACGTGGGTCGAGGCGCGACACTCGCGCGGCTGGTAATGAGCTAAAACGCCTACTG